GGATCTGGAGAATATGATACAGGTTTTGCTACAGTAAATGATCCAAACGGAACTGCAGTTGATTTCTTAATTGCTCCGGGTATGGGTTCGGCTAGTGATCAGCAAACTGTAGTTAATAATATGGTAGTTATTGCTGAAAATACTAGAAAAGATTGTGTTGTTGTTGCTTCTCCAAATAGAGCAGCAGTGGTTGGTAATGCTACACCACGGACATCTATTATTGCAGCTCAAACAAGTAATAACTTTACACGTAGTTCATATCTATTTGCAGACGCTAACTATCTTAAAGTATATGATAAATTTAATGATAACTATGTGTTTATCCCAGCTGCGGCATCTACAGCCGGTATTATGGCAGCTTCAGATAATAATCAAGCACCTTGGTTTTCACCAGCTGGTACAAGAAGAGGCCGTTACTTTGGTGTAACATCTCTATCATTTAATCCGGATAAACAGGATAGAGACGAGCTTTATAAAGCTGGATATAATCCGATTGCTAATCTGCCAGGTCAAGGAATTACACTATTTGGTGATAAAACTCACTTGTCAAGACCTTCAGCATTCGATAGAATTAATGTTCGTAGATTGTTTCTTACTCTTGAAAAAGCAATATCTTCAGCTGCTCAAAATATTCTCTTTGAATTCAATGATGAATTTACTAGAGCCGAGTTCGTAAATATTGTAGAACCAGTCCTTAGAAATGTTCAGGGCAGAAGAGGTATCACTGACTTTAAATTAGTATGCGATGAAACTAATAACACCGCAGAAATAATTGATACTAATCAATTTATAGCAAATATCTTCATTAAGCCCGCAAGATCAATCAACTTCATTACTCTTAATTTTGTAGCTGTACGATCTGGCGTTTCTTTTGAAGAAGTCGTCGGCGCAGTATAATAGGGGTATAAAAAAATGGCAATTTTAGGCGTAAATGATTTTAAATCAAAACTTAGAGGTGGTGGGGCGCGTCCTAACCTCTTCCAAGTAATACTTAGTTTCCCTGCTTATGTAGCTGGGGATGTTGAACTTGCATCATTCATGATTAAAGCAGCTCAAATGCCGGCTTCTGTTATGGGAACTATTCCTGTGGCATATAGAGGGCGTCAGTTGCAAATGGCTGGGGATAGAACTTTCGAACCTTGGGCAGTTACTGTTATCAATGATACTGATTTTAATATCAGAAAATCAATGGAACAGTGGATGAATGGTATTAACCAACACCAAGCAAATACTGGTATCACTAATCCAGATGATTACCAAGTTGATGCAGCTGTACAACAGTTAGATAAAGATGGTTCTGTTCTCTATGAATATAGATTTAGAGGTATCTTTCCAACTGCTATTAGTGCAATTGATGTATCATATGAAAATGTGGATACAATTGAAGAGTTCGGCGTAGAATTTCAGATTCAGTATTGGGAGTCAATCGCTCCTGATGGATTTGTAACTTCTTAAAAGTTGAATAAATATAATTTGGTTAGGGGAGTTATTCCCCTAACCTTTATATAGTTAAAGGATAGTTATGGCAGATAATTCACTTAAACTCTTTGGATTTGAAATCAAAAGAGCCAATTCATCTGAAAAAGCCCAGCAAAAGATTAAATCAGTTGTACCAAAAGCTGATGATGACGGTGCTGGTTACATTACTGCATCTGGTAGTCACTTTGGTCAATACTTAGATATTGATGGAAGTGCTGCAAAAGATAACTATCAGATGATAAGAAAGTATCGTGGTGTAGCAGTACATCCCGAAGTTGACAATGCTATTGAAGACATTGTTAATGAATCAATAGTAGGAAGCGACGATACTGATCCTATTAGCCTTACGCTTGAGGATGTTGATTTTCCAGAAAACATTAAAAAGCAAGTACAAGAAGAATTTACTAATATTTTGGGTATGTTAAACTTTGAAGAAAATGGCCACGATATATTTAGAAGATGGTATGTTGATGGTAGAATATATCACCATTTAGTAGTTGACGAAAAGAATGAAAAAGCTGGCATTCAAGATATTCGTTTTATTGATGCTATGAAGATTCGTAAAATGAAGGAGGTAAAGAAGAAAAAAGATCCTCTTACTAATGCCGACATTATAGATAGTGTAAACGAATATTATGTTTATCAAGAAAAACCAGGACAGCAGAAAGATGCGGTTAAGTTTACTCTTGATTCGATTAGTTATGTTACATCTGGTTTACTTGATGAGACTCGAAAAAAAGTAGTATCTCATCTACACAAATCAATTAAACCAATTAACCAGTTAAGAATGATGGAAGACTCGCTTGTTATCTATAGACTTGCTAGAGCACCAGAAAGAAGAATTTTTTATATTGATGTAGGTAATCTTCCGAAGGGTAAAGCAGAAGAATATATGAAAAATATTATGACAAAGTATCGTAATAAATTAGTATATGACGCTCAGAACGGAGAGTTAAGAGATGATCGCAAACATATGTCTATGTTGGAAGATTTTTGGTTACCTCGTAGAGAGGGCGGTAGAGGTACTGAAATCTCTACTCTACCAGGAGGTGAAAATCTTGGTCAGATAGATGATATTGTTTATTTTCAAAAACGTGTATATAGATCACTCAATGTTCCTATTAGTAGATTAGAACAAGAAGCACAATTTTCTCTCGGTCGATCAAATGAAATATCAAGAGATGAAGTTAAATTTCAAAAATTTATTGATAGACTACGCAAAAAGTTTAGTCATCTATTCTTAAATATTTTAAAGAAACAGCTTATCTTAAAAAAGATTATTACCGATGCTGATTGGGATAATCATAAAATGCACTTTAAAATTGATTATGCTAGAGATAATTATTTTGCAGAATCTAAAGAAAGTGAAATATTAAAAGAGCGTATCCAAACTCTTGATATGATGCAACAGTATGTTGGAGATTATTATACTAAAGATTGGGTTATGAGAAATGTTCTTAAGTTTTCTGAAGAAGATATGAAAAATATGGAACAAGACGTAGAAGATGAAAATAAAGAAAAAGCGGATGAGATAGATAATATTGAATCTGATAACGAATAGCTCAAAGTTTGAATAATGTATGATTTAGTTTCCTATATCACGAACAAAGGGCAAAGCGGGACAATAGATCCCTCTAGTTCCCCCGGCGTAATTGCTAGAACAATTGATTATGATACCGTTTGGATTGAGTACTCGGTCGACCTAGAAACTCCACCTAATCCGGATTATATTCGTGGTTGGTTCTTTACTGATGAAACCTTACCTGGTTATAGTTTTTTTCCTAATTCATCAGCTATACAAACTGGAACTAATCCACCAGATAAAAAATTATATACATCTAATGTTCCAGTTAGATTATATCTTGATGAAGATACAATGCTTGATCCTCAAGGAAATAGAGTATTAGATTTTAGACTAAGTACTGCAGTTGCACAATCCGAAAGTGCTTTAAAGAATGGCCAGTGGATAGAAAGTACAGCCGCCGATATTATATTTACAATATATGCAAATGGCAATCCTGCACAAGTATTTTTAGATGTGTTACCAGTAGATGAGTTTGAATCTGATTTTGGTTCACCAACAAATAGTCTTACTATAGATTCAGCATATATTAATGGAATGAGAGTTGACTCAGCTCATATTAGACATTTAGCATATGTCAATCTTATTGAAGGCGATTCTGCTCAATTTGAACATATTGCCACAAATACTTTGGCAGCTAACACTCTTATTACAGATTTAGAAATTAATGGTCAGAAAATATATGGTGTTGGATCAGCACTTAACGGTAATACATTAGATTTAGACTACGACGAGCCAACTGATAGAGACAATAGTGTAGCACTTACTTCGTTACAATCTATACATAATTTTTTAGATGTCAATAATACAGAAACCGGAAATTATTGGGCACTATATAATAATTTAAATGCATATACTGATACTATTAATAAAAATAATGCCATTTTTAGTATTGATGAAACTGGTGCTGTTGTAGCAAAATCTCTTGAAGTCAACCAGTATATTTTAGATAGTGGTGGATTAAAATGGTCTAAAGATAGTAATGTAAAAATATACTATGATAGCGATGTTCAAGCTTGGAGAATAGAACCAGATTTATTTGGTTATGCAGACTCTGTAACACCAGGCGCTGATTCAGACTTATCTTTATCTTCAGATAATTTACTTTTAAATCTTTCTGGAAAAGATGGACAATTCTTATCTTATGGAGAAGCATCTGAAGCGTATTATTTAGATTATGCACTTAAAACTGGTAGATTTATATTTGACGATGATCAGTTAAATGAAGAAAAAGAGTTTATTCCAGACACTCAACTTGAGTCTATGGATTCTCAGGGTAAGTACAAATACTACGATCAGTTCAGTAATTTTTCTCACTATAATATAAGAGAATTTGATAGTGATCCCGTTGAAAATTTTACCTTTCCTTTTAATGATTCAGACGCTCAAGTATTAAGATATGACGAAATCACTAATAGCATTTATAGTGATTTTGCACCAAGAACATTTGCTGGTTTTATATCACCTAAAAGATATAACTCATATAATATAAAAGCAACATTTAGTTCTACTACAGCTACAGATTTTCCAATATTTCTAGTAGTAGCACAGCTAAAAATAAGAGGTAGAGAATATACTATTAGTGCTTTTAGGAGACCAAAAGGCATTCTTCAAGAGCATAGTGATTATTTAGAGCTTGACCATATTGCTGTAAACCCACCTTCATGGGGCTTAGTTTACAACTACGGACAATCAGATGAATATTACTTTGATTTTGATTGGGTGACAAGAGGAATGGCACCAGCACCAGTTACACCAACATTTGATGGGCAATCTACTAGCGATTGGGTTTCTGCTGGTCAGACAACTGTATGGGGATTTAAAGATAATAATATATTATATGTTGCAACAAATCAATTTGGTTCTACAGATATAGAAAATCCAGAATTAAAAACTGGAATTTTATTAAACATAGAAGAAGAAATAGCAGCGGGCAGTACATTTTTAGAGCCGTTTTTAAATGCAGAAACATCTTATGGATTTGGTACACAAAACCAGACTAATGCTGTTATAACAAACATTTTATTTACAACCGAAGATAACGATAAAAATATATTTGATTTAAAAAATGATTTAATTTATACCTTTGTTTCAGATAGGGAAAAAGATGAATTTGGGGTTGATTCTTCTGGATATTATATTTTAGATAGTAGTGTCGGTGTTGATCAAGTAATGAATACTGGTAGACTATTTTATAATGATAGATCAAAAATACTATACTGGAAAGATCCAGATAATTCATATCAGCTTATAAAAGAAGTCGATTTAAGTGGCTTACCTCAAAGTTCTGCATATGTAGAAATGAGAGGAACTGGATTAAATAATAATTCTCCAGCATATCTTTACATCGATAATGAAACAGAATATTTTGAGTTTAACCAAAATCCTATTTTATTAAAAGGCTATCATGGTCACGGTAGAGGATTAAATCTTACTACATTTGATACTGCCGGCACAAAGCTTTCTTCAGCTACATTTGATACACATGGATCAGACTCAAGTTCCACTTTACTTTCTGATGCAATTAATAATATGACTAATGGTCATATTGGTGCAATAACATCTTATGATGCTTGGATAGCAAATGTAAACGATACTCTTAGAACTACTGCCTTTGATCAAGGATTAATGAAACTCTATAATGCACCAACAAGCCCTATTAGAAATCCATACTCTGCAGTATTTCAGAAAACAGGTACTAATGGAACTGTAAAAGCACATGAAATAAGTAGTGATGATTCTTCAGCTTCTCCATATGCAGATTTAACATTTAGTATCACAAGAGGCACATTTCATACATATGGTCCAGAGCAGCCAAACTCTTTATCTTCATGGAATGGTAAAAGAGAGGCTTGGATAGATGAAAATCATAATACTAAAATTAATAATACTCTTATGCTTACCGAAGGTAGATATAAGGGGCTTGCATTTGATGGAACATCTTTTACGGCCAGTGGTATTAATGAAGATAGTGCTAGAATCTATCTTGTGTCTGAAGAAGATTCTCAGAGAACAATGGTTCTTAAAGTTGGAGATAATCTTAATGATAAGATAGCATTTGAAGTTCCTGATAAGGATGGTGTATTACAAAACGGGTTTATAAATTTTCATAGAGGTAATCTACACATTGTATTTGATCAAACGCCACAACTAGGTGGAGATTTAGATGTACAACAGTTTAGAATGTATAGAGACTCTTTACAACACGAACTAATTGATCTTGGCTATACTTTAGGTAAAGGCAGTAATAGTATAGCAACTGCTTCACGTCAAAGTATATTTAATTTCTTAGATAGAAATAATAATGAAACTGATAATTTCTTCGGAATATTTTCAAATAAAAATCCTATAATAGAAGCAACAACAGTAGATGATGCCGTTTTTGCTGTTATGGAAGATGGCTCTGTAAGATTTAATTTTGAAGATTCTTCGACTGGTATAACAGAAATAGGAACTAGTACCGGAAGACAAGAGGGTTTAACAACCGATGATGTTCCAGAAGGACCATCAGGTTTAAATCTATATTTTGATTCTGCTAGAATGTTTATAGCACTAAAGCATCAAAATACTAATAGTAATGCAGTTTATGATGCTGCCGGTGGCGGTATAGGTAATATTAATGTTAATCAAGTAACTAAAACAATTGAATTTGAAGGTATTACTAATACAGATGGATTACCAGAAGGTGCTAATAATTTATACTTTACAGACGAAAGAGCACAAGATGCTGTTGGTAATATTATGTCTGGTGATGATGATATATTAGTTACTTATACTGATAATGGCGGCGCAGCGGGCACTATAGAAATAACATCGACACTTACGCAAGGATCGGTATTTGGATTACAAACTAAGTATGAATTACAGGGCGGTGGAACAGCATCTAATAATGGACAAATAAAATTAAATATTGATTCTAATGGGGTCTCAAGAACTGAAACTATTACAGTTACTGGTCTTAATGGAATCAATATTGATGGTTCTGGTACAAACTCATTAGTAGTTGATGCAGGTTCTTTAGTTAAAACTTATTCAGTATCAAGCGGTGATGTAACGGGCGGATCTAAACTAATTCTCACTGAAACTGATGTTGATAATAATACGGTAGATGATCAGGTTAGCTTTTTAGGTGCCGATGGTATTTCAGTATCTCAAGCCTCTGATGCAATAACAATATCTGGAATTGATCTTCAAGCCGTAAGTACTATTACAGCAAATCAGACTGGTGGTAATAGTTTTATAACTTTAAAAGATTCTAGCCCTGTTGCTGGAATTACTACAACTAATTTAGGTGTTACTGGAGCAAACGGTATTGAAATTAGTGTTGATAGTAATGGTGCAGGTAATGCTACTTTGGGTATCAGTGCAGCCGCTCTTCAAATTACTTCTACGCTACAAGCTAATGCATCTGCTGCCGGTGTTGATACTAGAATTACTTTTACCGAAACAGATGCTGCAGCAAATTCTACAGCACAATTTATAGAATTTGTTGGTTCTGGCGGCATAACAGTTTCATCTGTAGCACCAGCTGGTGCTCATGATGGAATAATAACAATTGGTGCGGATAGTATGCACCACCCGAATACTACATATATTGCCGAATTTGCTAATCCACCTGGTGTTACAGAGAATGAAGTTGATTTTAAATTAATACACCAAGGTCCAGATAGTGGTGAAGATACAACACTAAAAATTAAATCAAATGATGGTATCTTAGTAAGTGAATCAAATGGTGAATTACATATTGGATCAATAGTTCAGATTGAACAGATTAATAATGAAACAATTACATTTGAAACTAATGCGACTGATGCTGCAATTTCTCTTGGTACTACAAAATCATTTACGGTTAATAGTTCTACATCAGAAACAATACAAATTAATCATGGTGCCACAGGTTCTGGAACAGCTGTATCTACGTCGAATAGTGGTCAAACTGTTATACAAAATATAAATCTTGATAAATTTGGTCACGTACAATCTGTTACTAATGGTACTGTATCAGGTCAATATCTTATGGCTGCAACTGGTGTTGGTGAAGCCAACCTAAGATTTGATACTCAGGCTAATGGACAAAGTGGTTCTGCACAAGATGTGACCCTTAAGGGTGGTGGAGCTGTTGTAGTAAGGTATGTAAACTCAACAGAAATAGAAATTGATGTAGATAGTTCACAGTTTGCGCTTGGTTCTATAGATAGTCATACCGACGTAGATATTACTACGAACGCACCAACTAATGGTCAAGCTTTAAAATGGAATGGAACAAAATTTGTTCCTGGCGATGTTGCTGTTTCTCTTGCAATGAATGATCTTTCAGATGTTAGTACAGCGGGTATAACTAATGGTCAAGCTATAATTTATAATGGAACATCTTTTGTTGCAGGCAATGCAGGAGAGACATATACCGCAGGAACTGGACTTTCTCTTGATGCAAATAATGAATTTACTAATTCAGCACCTGATCAAACAGTAGCTTTAACAGGTAGTGGAGCAACAAGTGTCACTGGAACATATCCTAACTTTACTATTAGTAGTACAGATACGAACACTGACACAACATATTCAGCTGGTAACGGCATTAGTTTAAGCGGTACCACATTTAGTGTTGGTGCTGGTAGTGGATTAACTCAAACTACGGGCGGCTTAGGAATGTCTGGGTCTTACACTGGTAATTTCCTTCTTACTGGCGCCTTTACAGCAACTGGAGATATTACTGCATTCGGAACATCTGATAAAAGATTAAAGACTAATATTTCTGTAATTGATAATGCTTTAGATAAGATAAATAAAATTTCTGGATATACATTTAACTGGAATGAATTAGCGGAAGATAAAGATCAAACTCTTAGAGAGGCTGGAGTTTTAGCCCAAGAAGTTGAAGAAGTATTACCAGAAGTTACTACAACAAGAGAAGATGGGTATAAAGCTGTTAGATATGAAAAACTGGTTCCATTATTAATTGAAGCAATTAAAGAACTTTCCGAAAAAGTTGAAAGACTTGAAAGGGAAAAATAATGCCATTTATACCAAACACCGGAGCTATATCATTTAATAATAACATAGAAGATGTATTTGAAGATCAGTCAACTCCTGCAATGAGTTTATCAGAGTTTTATAGAAATGGAACTAATGTTCAAACAGCTATATCCGCAACTAATGTTATAACTAATTCTGTAGTTACATCTGGAATCCCTACAAGCGGTCAAATTAGTTTTAGCGATTTTAGAAATCAAGGATTTAATACTATACCGGTATCGGCAATATTTGATAGAAGTAATGTTACACTTGGTTCAAATGTTACTTTTACTGTACCAGCCAACGTCACCCAAATATCTGCTGTTTGTGTAGGCGCTGGAGGCGGCGGAGGAGGTAATTCATCTACTTCATTTACTGGAGCATCTGCAGGCGGTGGGGGCGGTACAGTCTATGGTAATATTTCAGTATCTCCAGGTGATACTTTTACTGTAGTGGTCGGCGCGGGTGGTGCTGGCGGAACAAGTTCCGGAGCAGATGGGTCTGATGGTGGTGATACTTATATTCTTGACTCGAGTGGTTCTACAAGACTAATTGCATATGGCGGTGAGGGCGGACTAACTGATGTAAACAATAACACTGCAGGTGGTGCCGGTGGTATGAGTGGCGGCTCTGATAAAACGGGCGGAGGTACTGGTGGCCGCGGCGGTTCTAGTTCAACAGCTATCCCACATAAATCTCCAGGTGGTGGTGGTGCAGGTGGTTATCAGAGTTCTGGTGGTCGTGGTTGGCATGCGGATGGATCCCCGTCGGCTGGTACTGGCTTTGCAGGTGGTGGTGGGGGTGGCTCAAGAACACAGTCAAGTTCTTCAAATAATGGGTTTCCAGAAGATTTTCAAGCTGGTGGCGCTACTGGAATATACGGTATGGGTGATGGTGGGCAAGCATTCATCAACTCACCGCTTGGTGTACATGTGCAATACTCAAGACACGGAAGCAATTGGAAATCAGCAGCTTTCTTTGCTGGTCCGTTAGGACCATCAAGCGGTGCAGGTTCGATAACTCCACCAACTTCTGGTTCAGCTAATCATCCATCATTTAGCGGTCAAGCTGCTTCACCTGGCGGTGGTGGTGCTGGTATTATTCAAAGTACTATTGGTCATGGACAAAAAGGCGGTGATGGGGCTGTAAGAATTGTTTGGGGCAATCAAAGTAATGGAGCAACAAGGCAATATCCCGATTATGATGATGTATTGGGAGATTAAAAGTCAAAAACTTAATTTATATAAATAATCTAAAATATGGAGAATAATTATGGATGATGAATTAAATAATGTTACAGATGTTTCAGACGAAAACATCGAAAGTCTTGAAGATATTGATACAGTAGATACATCTGCTGAAGAAGATACAAGTGATGAACCAGAAGTAGAACTAGATCCAATCGAAGCGATGATATCGTCTATTGAGGATAAAGATTTTGTAAATTCTTCAAATATTTTTAATGATTTAGTTGCTAATAAACTATCAGAT